TATTGGTAGAATTGAGGATATAAATTATGGCAGACTTATTTGGGTTTTCAATAACTCGTAAGAAACAAGAACAAGATCCAAAACAAAGCTTTAGTATACCAGTAGCGGATGACGGTGCAACGACTGTCTCCGCTGTTGGCGGTTACATGGGCCAGTTTTTGGATTTAGAAGGTACAGCCAAAAACGAAGCTGACCTTGTAAGAAGATATAGAGAAGTTTCATTACATCCAGAATGCGACACAGCTATAGATGATATAGTAAATGAAGCCATTGTTGTAAATGAAAATAATGATGCGGTAAAACCCATTTTAACAAATCTTCCTTTTGGTAAAGAAGTCAGAAGAAAAATTGAAGATGAGTTTAAAACTATATTAATGTTAATGAATTTTAATACAAAAGGCCATGACATCTTTAGAAGATGGTATGTAGATGGTCGTATGTTTTATCAAAAAATTATTGATAGAGAAAATACTAAAAATGGTATTATAGAATTAAAGTATATTGACCCACGAAAAATTAAAAAAGTAAGAGAAATCCGAAAACAAAGACAACAAATAAATTTAGAAATTATAACCGAATACGAAGAATATTATATGTTTAATGAAAAAGGCGTGTCCGGTTCTACATCTGGCTCTGGTATAAGAATTGCATCAGATACAATCGCATATGCTTCTTCAGGTTTAATTGATCAAAATAGAAATATAGTTTTATCTTACTTACACAAAGCAATTAAATCAGTCAATCAATTAAGAATGATTGAAGACGCTATGGTCATATATCGTATTGCTCGAGCACCAGAAAGACGAATATTTTATATTGATGTAGGTAATCTGCCGAAAGTAAAAGCAGAACAATATTTAAGAGATGTAATGACAAGATATAGAAATAAACTTGTCTATGATGCAAGCACTGGTGAAATTAGAGATGATCGTAGTTATATGAATATGTTAGAAGATTATTGGTTACCTCGTAGAGAAGGTGGAAGAGGAACAGAAATTACAACATTACCAGGTGGTCAAAATTTAGGCGAGATAGCTGATATAGAGTATTTTCAAAAGAAATTATATCGTTCTTTAAATGTACCAATTAGTAGATTAGAAGCTTCAACAGGATTTAATTTTGGTCGTGCTGCTGAGATTAGTAGAGATGAATTAAAATTTACAAAGTTTGTAGGTCGTTTAAGAAAAAAATTTACAGAAATATTTGATGACATTTTGAAAACTCAATTAGTGTTAAAAGGTATTATTTCAGTAGATGACTGGCCTACAATACAAGCTAATATAAAATATGACTTTTTAAGTGATGGCCATTTTTCAGAACTAAAAGAAAGCGAAATGTTAAAAGATCGAATCGCTTTAGCAGATAGTATGAAAGATTATGTAGGTAAGTATTTCTCTCACAAATATATTCGAAAAAATATATTAAAACAAACTGAAAGAGATATTGAAGAACTAGATAAAGAAATAACAGATGAAGGTTCAAGCATGGATAAAGTGAATGCACAAAATACTGATAAACCAGAGCCTTTAATATAAATATAACAGGAGAAAAAAATGAGTGAACAAGTTAAAAATTTTATAGATAAACTATCATCAGGACAAGCAGCTGAAGCAGGCGAAGCTTTTAAAGATGTTTTGCGAGATAAAATAGGTGACGCTTTAGAAACAAAAAGAAAAGAGCTTGCGAGTGTTTTGTTTCAAGGTCAAATTGAAGTAGAACCATTTAGCGACTCAAAACCAGAAGTCGCTGACACTTTTGCTAAAACTGCAGCTGATGAAAAACAAGTTAAGTAATATTATAAAAGATAATAAAGTTATAGACTCTAAGTCTTATAATGAATTATCGCCTAAAATGAAAAAGGCGATTAAAGAAATTTATAAACTAATAGAGAATGAACAAAAAAATATTCTTACAAAATTTGACGAAGCAATAGAAAAAATTATTGTTTCATATAATATAAACAAGGAAGATATACATAAGTATTTTGATAAAGAAATAAACGAACAATTAGGAGTTTAAAGGAACTATGGCAACATTTACAAAAATATTATCTGATACAAAAACTCACGCCAAAGTATTACTAAGCTTCGACAACGATTCTGCTACTACTGCGGCCGCTGTTGACGCAAGTTCTTTGAGTGATCACGCTAACGGTGCTAAACTACACATCAACCATATTAATCATGGTATAGTGGGCCGTGTACAATTACAATTTAAAGGTTCATCAACTGATGTTGAAGCTATTGATGTAACAGGCTCAAATGTTTATTACGGTGCTGTAATAAAAAATACAGCTACGAACACAGGAGCAACAGGCGGTGATATAGAGGCAATAACAGTAGGTGCTTCAGGATATATTTTATTAACTTTGCAAAAATCTGGTTTTGCTGAAAATAATTAATTTATAAAAATATTAATTTTTTAATATGGCAGATACAGTTACATCACAGATTTTAACAGATACATCAGGTGTAAAATTTGTTGTTAAAATAACAAACTTTTCTGATGGCACAGGAGAAACAAACGTTACTAAAGTTGATGCTTCGACAACTACGTTTATGACAGAAAACGGCAATCGTAAGATTGCAAAAATATGGTTTTCGGTAAACACATCTGATGCTAAGTCATGTGTCGAATTAAAATGGGCAGGTTCCACAAATGCAACAGCAATCTTTTTAAGCGGACAAGGTTATTTTGATTTTAGAGAGGCCGGCGACGAGATTGCAAACAATGCCACAGGTCCTACCGGTGATGTTCTTTTAAGCACACGAAATTTTGCAAACGGTGACAATTATTTTTTAGTTATAGAATTTAGATAATTATAAATAGTAAAGAGGGAAAATGAAACTTATAAGAGAAGAAATTAATGATGCTCAATACATCATTGAAGAAAAAGAAGGTAAAAAAAATTACTCTATAAAAGGAGTTTTTTTACAAGCCGACATCAAAAATCGTAACGGTAGAATTTACCCAAGTAACGTTTTAATGAAAGAAGTAAAACGATACAACGCAGAATTTATCAATAAAAATAGAGCATTCGGAGAGTTAGGTCATCCAGAGGGGCCAGTTGTGAACTTAGAAAGAGTATCACACATGATTAAAAAATTATATCCTGAAGGTAAAAATTTTATTGGTGAAGCAAAAATTATGGATACACCATACGGTAAGATTGTAAAAAATCTTATTGATGAAGGTGCTCGTTTAGGAGTATCATCACGTGGTATGGGTTCTTTAGTACAAAAAAATGGTCAAAGCACAGTAGGCGAAGATTTTTACTTAGCTACAGCTGCTGACATTGTAGCAGATCCATCTGCTCCAGATGCTTTTGTAGAAGGCATTATGGAAACAAAAGAATGGGTTTGGAATAACGGCATTCTTGTGGAACAAGACATAGAAGCTTGGAAACAAGAGTTAATCAAGACAAAAAGAATTGAATTAGCTGAGAAAAAAGCAAGTATATTCAAAGACTTTTTAAGTAAATTATAATAGAAAATCAACAAATTATAAATATCATTATTAAAGAGAGATATTTTAATTCGAATTAAAAATAAAGGAGATTTCTCAATGGCTACAGAAAACACAGTAGAAGTCAAAGGACAATCAATGGCAGAACAAGAAACTGCTGCTGATGCTCCAATTAAAAATGCTGTAGCAGCTGAACCATCGAAGCTTTCAAATGAAGCTGAAGATTTAGGACCAGCAGTTGTAAAACCAACAGACAGCAAAATGGACACTACTAAAAAAACTAAAAAAGTTTCTGATGCGGTAAACGCTAAAGCAATAGATGGTGATGTAAATGCAAAACCAGATACAGATGCAGGTGTAACTAAAGTTGTTCACCCAGGCGAAGCGATGAAAGTAGAAGAAGCTGAAAAAGAAGAAGCAATTGACGTTTCTGATGATGTAAAAGCATTAATCGGTGACGAAAAATTGACTGAAGAATTTAAAGCTAAAGCTGCAACAATATTTGAAGCTGCTTTAAAATCAAAAATTAAAGAAGCTAAAAAGAAAATGCACTCATCTTACGAAAGTAAGTTAAAAGAAGAATCTGAAAAATCAAAAGCAGAACTTGTTGAAAAAGTTGATTCATATCTAAACTACGTTGTAGAAGAATGGATGAAACAAAACGAGATTGCTATTGAAAGAGGCATTAAAGGCGAAATTGCTGAAGACTTTATTAGTGGTCTAAAAAAATTATTTGAAGATCATTATATAAATGTGCCAGACGAAAAATATGATGTGTTAGAAGATCAAGCATCGCAAATCGAAGAGCTTAATAAGAAATTAAATGAGCAAATCGAAGCTAATGTTAAATTAAATTCAGAAATTGGTAAGTTAACTAAAAAAGATATAGTTGATGAAATAGGCTCTGATTTAACAGACACCAATAAAGAAAAGTTTAACAAATTAGCAGAAGAAATTGATTACTCTAACGCTGATGAGTTTAAGAATAAAGTAAAGACTATTAAAGAGTCTTATTTTACATCAAAAGAAATTTCATCTAAAAATGAAATAGATAACGTTGCCGAAGGCGAAACAACTAACGTTGATTTGTCAAACGCTATGACTGCTTACACGGCCGCTATCACAAAAACAAAAGAATCTATTAGAATAGGTTCTAAAAAATAAAGGGAGATAAAAAGATATGTACTTATCTGAACAATTAGTTAAAAAATGGCAGCCGGTCCTTGAACATCCAGAACTCCCAAAAGTTACGGATAGTTACAAGAAAGCGGTTACCGCTGTTATCTTGGAAAACCAAGAGAGAGCACTAAGAGAAGATAGAGCATTTATGTCAGAAGCTGCTCCTCAGAACAGCACTGATGCAACTTCACTACAGAATTGGGACCCAATCCTTATTTCTTTAGTAAGAAGAGCGATGCCTAATCTTATCGCTTACGACATAGCAGGCGTACAGCCTATGACTGGTCCAACTGGACTAATCTTCGCTATGAGAGCGAAATTTACATCACAAGCGGGCACAGAAGCGTTATTTAACGAAGCTGATACCGACTTTTCAAGCAGAAATGCAGCAGGTGATTCAACTCTACCAGATGTTGGCGGAGAAGGAACATCTTCACATTCAGGTTCAAATCCTGGATTGTTAAACGACAGCCCAGCTGGTGCTTTTACAACAGGTACTGGTATGGCAACTGCAACTGCTGAAGCATTGGGAGACGCAGGTGGTAATAGCTTTGCTGAAATGGCATTTTCAATTGAGAAATCAACTGTAACTGCTAGATCCGGTTTAGATGCAGAGACAGAATTAGCAAATATTCTATCATCTGAAATCCTTTCCGAAATCAATAGAGAAGTTGTAAGAACTATCTACAGAGTGGCTGAAAAAGGTGCTTCTGCTAACACAGGTACAGTAAATACAACAACTGAAGGTATCTTCGATTTAGACACAGACTCTAACGGTAGATGGTCAGTTGAAAGATTTAAAGGCCTAATGTTCCAAGTAGAAAGAGAAGCAAATGCTATTGCACAAAGAACCAGAAGAGGAAAAGGAAATATCCTTATTACTTCATCTGATGTTGCTTCTGCTCTACAAATGGCAGGCGTGTTGGATTATGCTCCAGCATTAAATAATAATCTTAACGTTGATGACACAGGCAATACATTTGCTGGTGTTTTAAACGGTCGATATAAAGTGTACATTGACCCATATTCTGCAAATAACACAGCGAAACAATATTTCGTAGTAGGTTATAAAGGATCAAGTCAGTATGACGCTGGTATCTTCTATTGTCCATACGT